ACGCGCAGTACGAACGCTTCAGCTTCTGAGTCGTAGTGGTAATCGCGCGTGTTGTCAGTAGTAGCGAAGTTGTAGAATTTCATGTCGTATCTCCTTGAGTTCATATTGTTCCGACACAGTTATAGTCCCACATCCATGTTGTAATGTAAACACTTTTCGTTCACTTATTTGATCTTTTTGCCCAAGCAATGTTTCTGCTCTTGATCCAGTTGAGCGTATCAGGTGTTGGCTGCACCATAGCCAGTGCTCGTTTGTTGCCATAGCCATACCAGCTACCAAAACGCTCCCTGTACTTATGATCTACCCAATGCTCTTTGTAATTCTTATTGTAAGCGTAGGCTTTCAGCTCAGCGTAGAAGCGGATCTTATCTTCCTTGCTGACCATTTTAGCTTCAGCCTTCTCTAGCTTCTGCAGCTCCTCCTCTTCCCATTCGAGCTGTACCTTCACAGGGATCTCATAACCACACGAGCAACGTAGTCCTGTGAACTGACGGTAGCACTGTGGGCAGTCGTGCATCCGTATCTCTTTCTCTTCCTGATCCTTTACCTGCTTACGCTCATCGTAATCTTTCTCACCATCATCCAGTGCGACAGGCATGATATCCTCAGCAAAACCAAAGCGACCTACGTTGCCAGCATGATCTAGGACAATAGCGTTCTCCTTACCATCTGCAGTACGCATGATGCGACCTATACGTTGAACGTAGGTGATGTATGACTTAGTAGGGAAGCAATCGATCAGACAGCTCGTGCTTGGACTATCCCAGCCAGTGTTCAACAGTCGTGAGCAAGACAGGATCAGGAACTCACCCTTATCATGTGCCTTCAGGATATCCTCACGCTCATCTACATCCATGTAGCCATCGATGTGTTCAGCAGCAATGCCTGCCTCTTGGAACTGGCGCACAAGTTCTTTGCTGTGTCTGATACTCGGAGAAAAGGCGACTGTCTGCCGACCTGCCGCATGCTTCTGCCAGTTAGAGATAATATCCCCTACCAGTGTAGTGTCTGACTCCACAGCATTAGCGAGATCGCGCTCATCGTAATCACGACCACCTGTAGGAATCGCTCGTGTCTTGACACCTTCGAGTGCGACCTTTCTACCACCATAGTAATCAACAGGACAGAGATACCCCCCAGCCAAGAGATCCCGAGGAGATATTGGAACAACCAGATCGTCATAGTACTTACCTAATCCTTTACTGAATGGCGTAGCCGACAGCCCGATAAATGGAATCGCGTTCAAAGACTCCATGATCTTAGTCAGATACTTGTAATGCGTATGGCACTCATCAACTATCGCGAAGTCCCAAGGGAATGACTGCATACCAAACTTCTCTAACCTGCGCGCCAGCGTCTGAGCTGATGCTATCTGTAACGGCTTAGAGTAATCAGTGCGCCAGTGATCACCCTGTATCACTCCGAACTCTAACCCCATTCCATCATAAGCCTCTAGCGTCTGCTCTATCAGCTTAATTCGATCACAGATGATTACTGCTCGCTTACCCTTTTTCACTGCCTCATTGAGTATGTAGGCTGCTGTGATGGTTTTGCCAAAGGAGCATGGCGCAGCAAGGATAGGACGTTTCTTACCAGACCGAAGAGATGCGCGAAGCATCTCAACGGCTGTGATCTGATGTGGGCGAAGATTCATTTTATACCTCGCGCATTTAACTCCATTGAGCAGTAGTGATACTCATCCCAATACTGTCCAGCTTTAGGATTACCAATCTCTTCACCAGCTTTCGCTGCAGCCAAAGCATCAGCCTGTACATACTTCAGAGAATCTACAGACATAGTTTTAACCTTTGCCATGTATTCAGTATGCCAGTTCATTAGTAAGCCTCCATAGTCATACGCTTAGCTTCCTCAGAGCCAACCATGCTCACAAGTGCCTGCCAGCTGTACTGATCGTTATTACGCATAACATCAACCACCAAGTAGGTAATGCGAGCCTTGTAAGCAAGAACATGCTGATCAAATTTAGGGATGCGGTAAGAAGGTGTGTATGACATGGTGTCTCTCCTAGTGATTTCATATTCGACAATGCAAAGATACGCTCACTGGATATGTGTGTCAACACTTTCTAATTACAATGATGGTGCGGCATCGTATTCAGCCAACCACTCTTCGACTTCAGCTGATGCTTTTTCGTAAATTGTCTTTAGCCTGCTGACGCTGTAGTGATTCATCTGCTCTACATCATGGCTATCGTTACGATCAGTGCGGCCACCTTGCTCAACCTTGTCTGGCTCCATTGCAGAGTCGAAGTAACAGATTCTGTCAGGGAAGCTAACAACTACAAGCGACTTAACCTGAAACATATCAGCAGCCATCTTTAGATCGTTTATCTTACGCTGAGATATCATGTAGGTGTCATACTCTTTACCCCTGCACTTGACCTCAACCAGAGCCTTAACGCCCTGATCTACAGTCAACATTGCGTCAGCGATACTTCGCTCAGGTAACATGATTGCGTCACAACCCCACTTGCAGCAAAGAATGCTCACAATGTTTGCTTCACGTTTCCTATCAGATGATGTTTCGTAGATGGGCATATCAACCTCGCTCAATCATATCTATGATTTCAGATGCCATCTTAGCGATAGCGTCCTTTTCTCTATTTGTCATAGCGTGTGACTGACGCTGAGACTCTATAACCCGTATCTGCTCAATGAGACTGCTCGCAAACAAATCTCTAACCTTATCAAACTCAGTCCGAGCCACCTGACTAGTATCCTTACGCTCTTTCTTACTTCTATTTTTACGCCCTTCTTCAAATCCACGCTTAGCATTATCGGTAATCACATTACCAACTACAGATTTCTTCCAGCCGCCTACAGGAGGCCATGAGATACCTAGCGCATTGAGCTGTTTAGCAGAGTAACCGCCATTATTAGAGTTAGCTTCCAGCCATTCAGTGGTGACCTTAAACATCATAATCTCCAGTTTCATCAGACAATATGGGTCTTTTGATAGGCTTAGGGTGATCCCATACCTACCAGCAGTAACAGTGTTTGATCTTGTTCTACTCACACCCTGTATCAGGAACCAATTCGCGGTATATGCAGGCTGGTCAACCCGATCCCGTACCAAGTACGCTTTATCACCACTAACCCTGTTTATCCCCGCCTATCAAAGGTCTGGCTTGAGCAGTCTTTCCCGTATGTGCTGAATAGCTCTTAGTACTATCCAGTCATAGGCTCTTTTGGCGCTAGGGCGAGACCCCCATTGCTGTTTTAAGTGGGCGCATACACTTACTGGCAGGACAAAAAGGGAGATCAAAACCCGATCTGCGTCTGTGGATAACTGCAAAAAGCTAATGGAAACAATGAGATGGGAGATTTATGTAGAATGGTCTTGAAAGTTTCTCAAGTAAGACTTTGAAAGTGTTTTCTCTTAGCCTTATAATGACCTTGGCGCTGTAAACGCTGGGTCTTATCTACACTGATATTGCTCATCAGTTTCCAGTGCTTGGGATTGCAGTCCCGCAGCGCCAGTTCCTCTAAACTACAAGCTTCATGCTTCATCGTCAACTAGATTTAGCCCAGCATCACGTAATCTTTCGATCAGATTAACCTTACGCTCCATGACAGCTCGCTTTGCAGCATGTTCTGCCAGTGCTCTGACGTTCTCTGCGCTCGACTTACCCTGCAGGTAATCGTCACAATCTTGGATGTTCTTCATTACGTGGCGTAGCTCTTGGTGTGTCATGCTGCTCATCTAAATAGCCTCTTATACAATCGTGCGCGTTTATTGAAGATTCGTTTAATTCGCTTTAGGTACTCGATATCAAAGCTCTTAAAGCTCTGGTCACACTCAAGCGCCTCCACTGACTGTAAACCAATCTTGTTTACCAGTCCAATCCTGTAGTCAGCCACGTTGCCTGACAGATACCTATTACACTTCTTACACTGCGAATGGCAGTTGAGAAGATGGAACCTCAGATGCCCTGCAGCTCCCCTTGATCGATAGTGTCCTGCATCAACTCCACCCCCGTACTGGTCGTCTGCAGTACAGCCGCAAGAGATACAGTAGTTACCATCTCGAACTCGAATATAAGCATTGAATGCTGCCTGAGCCTCTGTCATCCATTCTGAGCGTGTTTTGAGCTTTTCCTTGCGCTCTGCTAGTGATTTAGCTTGAGCCTTCTGTATGAGCTTCTGAGCGGTTTTAGAGCGTGTGTATGTAGTTAGACAGTCGAAGGAGCAAAAAGCTTTCAGGTGGGAGATTATAGCGTCTGAGGTATCGCACTTCTGGCGGCAGGTAGAGCAGCGCCTAGTCTTGCTTTGCATAGGTTATCCTGTGGCAGTGGTGGCACTTCACCCTATCGCCTAGCAAGGTGATATTAGTTGACCCGCAGGCTCTGCATCTAGTGCGTTGACTCATCAGGCTCTGGTTCCCCTTTAAGCATAGCTAAAGCAAAGTCACAGGTGCGATACATATCCTCTGCCAGCGACTCACGATCTAACCACTCTGGTCTATTCTCATATGTCTCATGGATGCGCTGCAGTGCAGCTATAGCCAGCTCTATCGCCTCGTACATAACCTCAGTCTGCTCGGACATATCCTCCAAGATAGCCTCAAGCTCCTTGATGTATGCCGAATCGCCTAGCTCAGATCGGCTGATCGTTTTTACTTCCATTGTTTAATCTTCTTGAGATACCAGATAGCTTTATCCAAGTCCTGATTAAAGTTACCTTTATGATGTGCTCGCCACAGATACTTGATCGCATTACCTCGGCAGAACGCTTCGAAGCCTTCCTCGCCAAGTGCTGATTCAATAGCATCAATACACTCAATCGTACCTTGATTATAGTGATCTGGATTCTCAACAGCTTTCTTATCATTCATCCCAAGCCCCAAGTTTTGTGAATATTCTACCCGCTTCGCTTTCGGTTAGCTCTTCACCTCTAGTGGAGGCGATCCAGCCAACACCACATAAATGATGCTCTGGCATCTGCTTAATCAGATTCGAGTGATGCACCTCAAACACAGGCGCTAGGTCAGCCTGATAGTACTTCGCAGGCGTGAATATCTGCTCAGACTTCATGTACTCCTCGCCTAGCTGATTCCTACCAAAAACTGATATGTAACAGGACCAGTTATGTGGGCGCGATGCTGAGGCTATCATCGCCTCTGATGGCTGGATAATACAGTCATGCTTGGTATCGACCATCACACAGCCTTTTAGATTATCCACGTAGCAGACAACGATATCTTTAAGCAGGTGGTCAGCCAGCCTGTTGAGCTGCTTCATCTTGTTATATTTTTTGCGAGTCTTAGCCATTATTATCCTCGAATATAAAAATAATGATCTCAGCAATAGCCCAACATAAAACGAGTCCGAGACCCAACTCTGCGAGTGTCATTACCATTTACCCGTTAAAGCCAGCTTCTTACCTTCAGTCCACTGATCTGTGAACACAGTAGGCTCACGCTTGCCGCGCTTACCTCGATACTCGATAGGGCCGCCCATCGTCTTACCCTGCCTGCGCATATGGTGCTCACTCACCTCATACTTCTCAGCGAGCTGCAGGATAGTCCAGCCAGCATCCACAAGATCCTGAACCTTGCCAGATGCTACATCCTCTTCTAAACGATCAAACCTGCGCTGGAAAAATGATTTAGCCCTCATACGTCACCTTCTTTTATGGCAAATTCTTTGTGTAAAAACTTTCTCAGTGCTTGAGCCATTTTTTCTGCATCTTCTTTTGTGTCATATCCACCCACCCTGACAATCTTCCCATCAAAGGTTACCTGTGCTCTGTATTTGCGGTTTGACTTGTACTCATAATCAACATAAACATTTTTACTAAACTTGGCGCCATGCTTACCCTTAGCATTCATTGAATTTTCAGAGCGAGTAGCAAGCCTTAAATTCTCAAGTCTGTTATCTAGCGTATTCCTGTTAATGTGATCAACAACATATCCTTCCTGTATGTCGCCATGCTTAAGTATCCACAGCGCCCTGTGATAACCAACGATGCACTTATCTGGCTCTGGAACCTTAAGCCACCTGTAGCCTTTGTTCAGCGAGCCAAGCACCCTTTGCGGCTTATCTGCTCCGCGATTGTTTTTTCTCTTGAAGATGCACCCATCAATAAGAACAAAATGCCTATTCAAAATTTCGTAATTCATACACAACCCTTCTTGATTCAACTCATTTATTATAATCAAGAATGGTTAAATATCATTCTCTTTTATGAAAATTCCATTTTCATTCAGGTAGCCCTTGCGATCCTTAATGTCATTCCAAGCAACCTGTAGACACTTTTTTATGTCTGTATCGATAAGATCAGCGATCATAATTAGAACAACAATACAGTCACCGATATCATCCAATGCGCGATCATGGCGACCCTTGGCGATGTTATCTGCCAGCTCGCCCATCTCAGACATCAGCTTAAGCACCTGAGTCTCTGGGCTACCATTAACAGTAATACCGCGATCCTCACCCCACTGTGCAATACGCATTGCCAGCTCTTCTAGTGTCATCTCACCAGTCATGCCATCCTGCTCCATTTCTAATTTAAAGCTCATCTGTTCATCCTCATTAGCTGCTCGTATTGCGAATCTTCTGGTCTAGGCAGCGTTAAACCAAAGCCAGCACACCATGCTTCTATCTGCTGCATGTAATGCATCATCTCACCCTTAGTAAGTTTCTTGGTTGATTTAACCTGCTGCGGTATATCTGTGGAGCCTATCTTTCTGGCAGGCTCAAAGCCTAAGAAGTCAGCCTTAAGCTTGGTATGGATCTCATCCGAGGTGAAGTCCGTACCCTTCTTGGTATTGATGAACTCAGCGATCTCCTTAATCCAGATCCAGTACAGAGCATTCTGACTCAGTGACCTATGACCACGCTTGATCTCGACAGTCATAAACCCATGCTCTTCAAGCATCTTATGCATATCTCTAACACACTGATCGATGCCCTGCTTCGAGCTGACCTGCTTCTTGATTGAATCATTCATGTCATATCCTCGATCAACTCAAACCAGTAAGCCTCTGGAGTGCCAGTCTTATAGCCAGCCACGCGATAGCCGATCACCTCATTGTAGTGTGATGGGACGCCATGCTTAGCGATGTACTGCTCAAAGCGTTCAATAGCATCAGCCTCGCTATCACTGCGATACATCTCAGCGTAGATATCGCCCTTGCCCTTGTTGATCACATACTCAATTTTCATATTCATTCTCCTAGTTGAGTACGATAAGTATACATTATTTGCTTACGGTATCAACAGATTCTGTAACCTTTCCCAGCTTCAGGAATGTCATTACATCCATCTCAAAATACTTCGCAAACTGATGTGCGCTCTTAAGATTCATTGTCTCTGTGTTCCGCCACCGATGGATCTGCTGGCGCGTTACACCATAGTCCTCAGCCATCTTCTGGTTAGAGATATCGCATAACTCCTGCGCTTCCCTAATACATTTACCTGCGTCTATCTTGACCATATCGTTCTCCCAATAAAAAAGGCACCAGTTGCCTGATGCCTTATGTTATCACTATTTGACTTTATTTGTCATCAAAAAGGGATGTCATCTTCAAAGTCATCCTGCGCCTTCTGCGGTGCTGACTGCTGGTAGCTCTGTGATGGGTTATCGTCTTTAGGGCGTACAGAGAAGCTTACAAGTGGAGCACGATCGGATGCGTCATCTGCTCGCTTCCAGCCAGAAAGCCAGTAGTCCTTGCCATCGATATTGATAGACCCACTGAAGTGCGGATGCTTATCACTCTGGCGGTTTTCATTCTTCCAGATAGCACCGCGGTTCTGGTTGTCATATTGATTGCTCATATTTCATTCCTTAGTTTTTGATATTCAAGTTCTATTACGTTACAGGCTTTCTCGACTTCAGCCGCCAGCAAGCTGATGTACTCATCATCTCTGTAAACCCTAGTGATCAGAGTTTTCATATCAGGATGGTACGATACAAAGTCACACCACTCGCGCTCTGTAATCCAGAGCTGACCCATCACCTGTTGTTTGTAGGTAGATGGCAGTGATTCTTTGCGCAGGTAGCTGACGTGTGTAGATGGTGCAGGACACTTAATCTCAAGTAATCCATCATCACCTACCAGTCCATCAGGACTCACGCCACACTCAAGCGTATCGTGCTTGCAGAACCCTATCTGAACTACATCATTACCTGATGCGAACTCGTAGAATTCTCTAGCCTGTGGCTCAAGCTCAGTGCCACGCTGCATCCACTCAGTCACCTTCACCTCAGACGCCATACCATTCATCAGTCGCTCAGCGATCATTTGATTGATATAACCTTCTGCCGATGTAGATGGCTTACCTGTAGCTGTGATTAGCTTTGCAAAGTTAGACCCCGAAGGACAACCAAGGCGATCCCTTAGCCATCCTTCAGTACCTTGCTCAAACTTGCAGATACGCATTACTGCTGTTCCGTAGCTGCGTTCTTAGCGATCTGCTTCTGGCAAGCATCCAGAGCCTGTTCATACTGTGCGACAGTCATCTCAGACAGCTTGTTCACCTTGTAGTGCTTCATCAGCTTAGCTAGATCGCGCCCAGCATGCTCTACAGCCTCACCAAGCAGTTTTGCCTGCTCCTTAGTGATAGTGGACACCAGATTAGACTTCTCCTCCTGAGCAGCGTCTGCTTCGCTCTGAGGAATGTCCTCGCCTGCATAGATGTAAGCGCCAAGCCCGAACATACTGATGCACTTAACCAAGCAGCGCATACGAGTGCTGTTGATCTGGAATGCATCAGGGTTAGTTACAGGCTTGTTGCGAAAGTCTAAAACAGGTAGCCACATATAGCGCGAAACAGAATGCTCGCCTACAGTTATTGTGAGGGTACAATGTACCATCACGTTACCATTCTCATAACGCTCCTCATACAGCTCATACGAGTTGTCAGGGTAGTACTGCATTAGAGTCTGGTAAGCCCATGCCCAAGACAGGTACGACAATCCATTCTTTTTCTCAATGTGCTCGTTTACGTTCACGCGAGAAAGAGTGTCGAATATGTGTCCTGCGGTAGAAGTTGCTGTGGTCATATTGGTTCTCCTAGTTGGTTAGCAACAGAGTCCATTACACCACATCATCACATTAATGTAAACAATAAAAGGTGACATATGACAAAAGATTACTGGAGCAGCAGAATAGAATGGTATGCAGATATGGCTCGGCATCTAAAGGAACAGAAGGAGCATGCTGACCAGCAGGAGAAACAAAAACTATCGAAAGAGCTAGAAAGAGTTTACAACGAGATAGGCTTTATCAGAGACAACCATCTAGCATAGAAAAAAGCCCGCTACTGGTGCTTGTAGCGGGCAATACCCTAAGAGGCTAAGAAACGTCCTCAATTAAGTTATAGACCCTCTGGCGGATATTCGCCAACCTCAATCATATAAACTACAATAGCTAAACGCGGATAGGGCGACGGCCTGAATGCTTATCTCACCAGTAAGAGTTCCGCGTACTATCAAATGGTGAACATAGGTGGTTACTATGACTCAAGATTACATCCGCTCGATTTTACACTACAACCCAGAAACAGGTGTCTTTTGCTTCAAAGCTAGAGAAGATAGAAGGCCGTGCTGGAATAGTAGACATGCAGGCAAACCCACAGGGACCAAAAACTCCCGCGGTTACATAGTGATAAGGGTAGACGATAAATTATATTTAGCCCATAGATTAGCGTTCCTTTACATGAAAGGATTTATGCCGAAAACTATAGACCACGCTGACGGAGACCCATCAAACAATAAGTTCTCTAACCTAAGAGCGTGTACAACATCTGAAAATTTGGCGAACACCAGACTAAGAAAAGACAACAAGACTGGCTATAAAGGTGTGTTTTATTTAAAGCGCCTCAATAAATGGAAGGCTTACATAAGAAAATACGGCAAAAGTAAGACAATAGGCTACTACGACAACCCAGAAGAAGCCGCAGCAGCATACAAAAAAGAAGCCTGTAGATTATACGGAGACTTTGCTAGATGCTAACCATTCCACCTAGCTGGTGGGCCGCTGCGCGTATCTATATGGATGAACCCCTGATTAGGGTAATATCCGACACCGCCCCAGCCGTCCATGAAGTGATCGACCTTAGCCTTTAGCGTCTCGAATAGTACGTCAGGGCATTTGATATCAGCCGCTCTGCCCTGCATGTGCTTAGAGCCTCTAGAGCCGCCAATAGCGGTATTGTGCGCCAAGCAGCGGCAACCGCTTGTAATGACAACAGGTGACTGTACAGCGCCTCTTACGTACTCCAGTACATGCAGCAATGTAGTATCTACGGTATCGAATCCGCAACCACACTTACATGCGAATTCAGAACGCTTGAAATACGAACCTAACTCACTGTTCATTAGCGTAAACGCATCGGATGATTCAGTCATTTGCCTGCCTTCTGCGCTATGTTAAGAACGAAGTAGAAAGATAGGATGATACTAAACGGCGTCTGCACTACGTCTACCAAGAACATCTTCACAGCGCCAGCAAACTCTAGGCTCGCTACAATATCAAAGTAGTACCCGACACCTGCGGCTACTAACCATGTGACTATAAGAAGGCCGAATAAAACCGAAAGCACTAGGGCAATTAACCTACGTACTGGCGACTGATGCTTAGTAGCGTTCATATACTGCAAGAGGAAGTCAGACTTCTCCTGCATCGACATCTCATCAAGGTTGCCAAGCTTCCTTACAGCATCTATGGCTGTGTCTTGCATCTTGGTAGAGCTGAATAGCCCACCGAAAAATCCTGCTAGTGCTGTCAGCATCACTCATCTCCTTTGTACATACGTACAATTCTATCTCTATCCCCTTCCCTGCGCTGGAAGCCGAATAGCTTTTCAGCATCGTCTACTAGACCACAGGCGCCACAGAACTGCACACGCATAGCAAACCATGTACGCATAGCAGATATTTCTGAGCGCAACTTGTCGCACTCTTCATGCACCTCTGCCATTTCCCGCCTAAGCTTGGCTAGATCATCAGCCAGCTCACGGTTCTGCTTTAGTAGCTGATCCATGTTCAGTCTCTGTTGTTCCAGCATAGATGTACCTGCGTCTAAGTTTACTTTACGTTTAGACATCATCCAGACAATGGCACCTGAGATCATACCTACCACGACTGTGATCGTAGCGGAGAACTCCTTGAGAAAGTCTAACTCTTCCATCGCTGCTCTATATACAGAATAGTGATAGACGCTGAGTACAAACAACCAATACCCAAGAACAACATAATCGGCATCATTCTGTCAGGCGTGAGCGTATCCAAGAACAGGAAGACCCAGAACAAACCACTGAAAGCAGCAATAGAAGCGCGTAGCGTTTCAACCATTGGATGAGCGTAGATAGAGATAAGGTGTAGAACAGAGAATACTGTCAGTGTAACAACCCAGAATGGCATAGGTCGCATAGCAATAAATCCTGATGTCCCAAAAGCTGCTATCTCTAATGCAACTCCCAGCATGGATAGAGCAGATATTATGTCTATACAGCGCGCGTCCTGCGGCAGAAAAGTTTTCATCGTCTTAGCACTTTATTACGATCATACGCTGAGACAATGAAGGCGATCATGGTTGTGGTGTTAAATACCGTCCAAACCATGTTGGCTATATCGTCATCAACATACGGGACAACCTCCTTTAGTTCAAATACTAACACAGACCACCAAGAAGTCTGCGCCAGTACTAGGAGAACACAAGAGATCGTTGCTAGAGTAAAGAACCACCTAAGTCGCCCAGCTTCAACCGAAGCCCTAACAGCACATAGGACAGCCGCGCCTACCGCTAGGAACACTGGGGCTAGTTCAAACCAGAAGCGCGTCATCATATCCATTAGTGTTTCCTTATACTATGTCGGCAAAGTAGCCGTTAAACCCTGCTGTAATCGATGCCCCTGCAGCCAGAGATACCGCTGTCATATCAACGTCTGAGTTAGGCGGAATAATAATAGGCGTATCAAAAACAATCTGACTTGCACCCTGACTCGTGTTGATCGTAAAGATGTTCACTGTTCGATACACAGAGTCTTTATTTCGAACCTCTAGCAGGATATCCACGTAGGTGTCTTTAGTGCCAGACAGCGCCCCACCCGCCTGCATACTGGTCAGGATGAAGTAGTTAGTGGATGAAATAGACGTACCTGCAAACATCGTAGACTGATGCTCGAAGGGCATAATGTTACCCACGGTATCTAGATCATCAGG